TGCCGACGTCGCGCCGCTCATGGCTTTCACCGCCGCGTACTGGCTCCTCAGTGAGCGCGAGATCGCCCCACCACCCCCACCGCCGCCTCCCGCTGCGGTCCGTACAGCCTCCGTGGCCTCGTCTGACGACGTCGCCACGATGGGTTTCTGATGAGAGGAGGTCCGCGTGGCCGTTCCGGTAGCAGCGAAGGGTTACGCGACCAACGTCTCCCCGTGGTGGGCGGCCCCCGACGAGGAGGAGACCCCCGAGCTCGTCTGGCCGAAGAACATCGCGGTGTTCGACAGCATGCGGCGCCAGGAAGCACAGGTCACCTCTGTGCTCCGCGCCATCACCCTCCCTGTCCGGCGCACGGTGTGGAGGATCGATCCGAGCGGCGCCCGTGAGCAGGTCGTGCAGGACGTCGCAGACGACCTCGGGCTGAACATCGTCGGGCAGCCCGCCCGTCAGGTCCTGCGCTCGCAGAATCGCTTTTCCTGGGCCGAGCACCTGCGGCACGCGCTGCTGATGCTGCCCTTCGGGCACTCGTTCTTCGAGCAGGTCTACGAAATTCGGGAAGGCAAGGCTCACCTAAGGAAGCTGGAGTGGCGGCCGCCGCGGACCATATCGAAGGTCGACGTCGCCGCTGACGGCGGGCTGGTGGCCATCGAGCAGCACGCGTCGAAGCCGGGCTCGAGTGACCCGCGCATCGAGGTAGCCCGCCTGGTCGCGTACGTGAACGAGCGCGAGGGCGGGAACTGGCTCGGTCAGTCCGTCATCCGGCCGGCGTACAAGTACTGGCTGCTCAAGGACCGGGGGCTCCGCGTTCAGGCGCAGACCCTCGACCGGAACGGCATGGGCGTGCCGATCTACACGGCGTCAGAGGTACCCGATGGCGTGCAGGCGGCGGACATCGAAGCGCGGCAGCAAAAGGAAGTCGACGAGGGTCTGAAGATCGCTCAGGGCCTCCGTTCCGGGGATAACTCTGGGGCGTCGATTCCTGCGAAGGCAAAGCTCACCTTGGCCGGCGTGGACGGCGACCTGCCAGACGCGGAGAAGCCGATCCGCTACTACGACGAGCAGATTGCCCGCGCGGTCCTCGCGCACTTCCTGAACCTCGGCACCGAGACAGGGTCCTGGGCGCTCGGCTCGACGTTCGCGGACTTCTTCACGCTCTCCCTGCAGACGATTGCGATGCAGATCGCCGACGTCGTCAACCAGCACGTCATCGAGGATCTCGTCGATCTGAACTACGGGCCGAACGAGCCGGCCCCGAAACTCGTGTTCGACGAGATCGGATCGCGTCACCCGGCGACCGCGGATGCGATTGAGCGTCTGGTCAGGGTCGGAGCGCTACGGCTCGACGATCCGCTCGAGGCGTACCTGCGCAACCAGTACAGCCTGCCCGACCGGGACCCGACGACCGAGCGCGAACCGCCCTCCACGAGCAGCCAGTCCGGCGACCAGCAAAGGCCCTCCCACAACCCGCCCCGACCGCAGCCATCCGAGCCGCGGCAGACCACAGAACGGTGGCCAGGATCATGACCCGCAACCGCAGCACAGCAGGACCGCTGCCGAAGTCGGCCGCTGGCCCCCAGTGGTACCGGATGGAGGCCAAGTCCGGGTCCACTGCTGATGTCTACATCTACGACGTAATCGACAGCTGGTGGGGCGTGAACGCCTCCGAGTTCGTGAAGGAGCTCGCAGCGCTCGACGTCGAGACCATCAACCTCTACGTCAACTCCCCCGGCGGCTCGGTCTTCGACGGCACGGCCATCATGAACGCGATCCGCAGGCACAAGGCGCACGTCGTGGCCACGGTCGACGGACTCGCGGCGTCCGCGGCGTCATTCATCATCCAGGCCGCCGACGAGGTCGTCATGGGCTTCGGCTCCGAGATGATGATCCACGATGCGTCCGGGATTTGCTGGGGCAACGCCGGCGACATGCGCGAGACCGCCGACATCCTGGACCAGCTCTCCCAGACCATCGCGAACGTCTACGCCGAGAGGGCCGGAGGCACTGCCGACGAGTGGCGAGCCGCGATGCACTCGGAGACCTGGTACACGGCGGACGAAGCCGTCGCCGCGGGTCTCGCCGACCGCGTTCAGACCAGCAAGGGCGGAGACTCCGCCGAGGAGCAGGAAGACGCCACCGCGCGATTCGACCTGTCGATCTTCGCCCACGCCGGACGCCGCGACGCGCCCCGGCCCCTCGTTCCCACCAACCACGTCCGCAAGGACCGACTGAGCCTCGCCCAGGGTCACGCCCTGCCGATGCTCACCCACCTGGTCGACAAGGCCACCACCAAGCCTCCGGCCGAGCCGGCGGAACGCACCAACCCCCGAGAGAAAGGAACCGACACCATGTCGGACGAACTGACCAAGGGGCTCCGTGAGCGGCTCGGCATCCCAGCCACCGCAACGCTCGACGACGACGGCTTGCTCGCCGCCGTCGACGAGGCGCTCGCAGAGCACGAACCCACCACCGTCCCACCCGCGGCCACCGCACCGGGCACCGTCGTCCTCGATGAGGCCCAGTACGCGCAGCTGCGCAACGACGCCGCCCAGGGCCGTGAGGCCCGCAACGAGCAGCTGCGCTCCGACAGGGAGAACCTCGTCGACGCAGCCGTGAACGACGGCCGGATCGCCCCGGCTCGCCGCGACCACTGGGTGGCCGTCCTCGAGGCCGACCCAGGCATGTCCGAGACACTTGGCAACCTCGCCAAGGGCCTCGTGCCGCTGGAAGCCAAGGGCTACGCCGGCGGCATCAACGAGTCCTCCGACGAGGATTCGCTCTACTCCAAGGTGTGGGCCTCGCCCGCGGCCACAACCGAGAAGGGAGCCTGACCATGGAGCACATCCGGAAGTTCAACCCGGGCGCCGGCGTCACGTTCGCCGCTGAGACCGACGTCGTGGGCGGGCGCCTCGGCGCGATCACCGGCGACCGACTGATCTCCCACGCCGGCGCGGGCAGCCGTGCCTGGTTCGGCGTCATCGCGTTCGACGCGAAGGCCGGCGAAGACGTCACCGTGTACCCGGGCGGCGTCCAGTCCCTCGAGGTGGTCGGCACTGTTGCTGCCGGAGACCTCGTCATCCCGGCCGCGGAGGGGAAGGTCGCGCCTCTCGGGGCAGGCGATGCTTCCCTCGCCGTCGGCCCCGCATTCGTCGGCGTGACCAACGCGCGCTCCGACATCGCCCTGAGCCGCTAGGAGGCCGCGTGTACACCTACCCAGTACCGCCCGTGCAGGTCACGGGCCCGAGCACCATCGAGATCCACACGATGCTCAAGTCGCCGACGCTCATCGCGCGGCGTCTGCGCACCCTCCTCGACCAGCGCTACATCGCCGATCGACTCCTCAAGGGCCGCTTCCTCGCGGTCGGCGGCGCCATCCTCTACGAGACGGGTGAACCGATCTTCACCGAGGACGACCCCGAGGCCGTCACCCCGGGCGCCGGCTACCCGCAGACGAAGATGAGCGCCGGTGAGCTCCAGACCGCGCGCACCAGCAAGTGGGGCCAGGACTCCCCGGTCTTCGACGAAGCGATCTCACGGCTGGGCATCAACCCGGTCGATCGCGCGTTCACGAAGCTCGTCAACCAGTCGGTCCGCTTCGTCGACGGCGCCGCCCTCGGCGTCATCGCCTCCAAGGTGACCCGGCAGTTCGACGTCACGGCCGCCGGCGGCCCCGGCGCCTGGACCGGCGACGACGCGGGCAACCGCATCGTTGAGGGCGTGCTCCTCGCCAAGGCGCAGGTCACGTCCCTCGACGAGGGCTACTCCCCCGACGTGATCGTCCTCAACGACGCGCAATGGGCGAAGGCCGTCGCCAGGCTCAACGCCAACGGACTCCTTCCCCGCGAGGCAGGGAACCCCGTGAACTCCGGTGTCTGGCCCGATGCCCTCGGGCTGACTTGGATGGCCAGCAACCACACGCCGGTCGCCAACCCGATGCTGCTCGACACCGAGCAGCTCGGCGGTATGGCCGACGAGGAGATCGGCGGTCCCGGCTACGTCAAGACCGGCGGCGTCGGCGTCGAGACGAAGTCGATCCGCAACGAGGACAACGACTCCTACATGCTGCGCGCTCGCCGCACGACGGTCCCCGTCGTGCTCGAGGGCAACGCCGGCGTCGTCATCACGGGAACGGGGCTCTGATGGCTACCGCAAGCCACAGGGTCGCTGCCACCCTCATCGTGGCCAAGACCGATTCCGGCGAGACCTACCTTCGGAAGGGCGCCGTCCTCCCGGCCGGTGTGGGCGCGGCCGAGCGGAAGCGCCTCGTCGGCCTCGGCCTGGTCGAACAGGTCAAGGTCCTCACCGCTGCCGAGCAGAAGGCAGCTGCGGAAGCCGCGGAGAAGGCCATCGCTGACGCGGCAGCCGCAGAGGCAGAACGCGTGAAGCAGGCCGCAGATGCCAAATCTGCTGCTGGCGGCTCGTAGGACCAGGAAGGGAAACGCCATGCCTGCCTCGCTCGCTGCAGTCACTGACGTCGAGCAGGCATGGCGCTCCCTGTCCACGGAGGAGAAGGCCCGCGCGGAGTACTACCTCAGCTTCGCCAGCCGCCGGGTACGCGACCGCTGGCCCGACGTCGACGACCGCATCGCTGAGCAGACGCTGTCCATGGAGAACGTCAGCGACGTCGTCGTACAGATGGTCCTCGGCATCGTCGACGGCGCTCCTGTCCGTGGCGCCAGGTCGTGGTCGGAGACCCGGGGGCCCCTGTCACAGGCGGTCACTCTTCAGGCGGGACGTCAACAGCTGATCGCTTTCGAAGACTGGATGGTCAAGGTCTTCGAACCAGGCGGCGGCGGGCCTATCCCTCGCGGTTCGTTCCCGCGTTCGGGCGGCTTCGACCAGATCTTCCGGCACAAGGAGGGGCGGTACTGATGAGCTTCTTCCGTGAGACGTTCCTGACCGAAGATCTCCGCACGGCGGTCGAGGTGCAGCGCGGCGGCGGCCGCGACGCTCGAGGCAATCCGAACGGGGTCGAGAAGCTGCCTGTCGACCAGTGTCAGGTCACGCCGCTGGACGCCTCGGATCCGCGCCTGGACCGGTCGGACGTCCCCGAGGACACAGCGCTGCTCTATTACGACGGGCCGTTCGTCTTCGAGTCGACCGACAGGATCGTCGTTCCGGTCGGTCAGCGGATGGCTGGCGAGTGGGAGGTCGACGGGCGCCCGTCGGAGTGGCCCGGCACGGTCGAGCTGAAGCTGAGGAGGGCGGCCTGATGGCAGACGATCCTTCCGCCAAGGTCCGCATCCGGCCGAGCAACAAGGGCTTGAGCGAGATCGGTCGGAGCCCGGGGATGGGCGCGCTGTCCCTGAAGGTCGCGCAGAAGATCGCCGGCGCGGCGTCCGCGCGTGGCCGGTCGTCGTATGTAGCCAAGAACCAGAGCGTCCGGGCGGGCTGGCAGAACGAAGCCCGCGCCGGAGCCGTCGCCCGTGAGGTAAAGAAGGACTGGCGCGACTCACGCGACAAGGTCCTCATCAGGGTCACCGAGCAGATGAAGGTGAGGGCCCGGAGGTGAGTGGGGGGCTTGTGTTCCCCGACGCCCGCAGCTGCCTACAGGACCTCATCGACGGCACGGAGCATCTCGGTCGCGAGGTCACGTGCGTCTGGCACCTCGTGGTCGAGGAGGGAAAGCTCGCCGGACCCTTCCCCCTCGTGCAGATCATCACGGCCCCGGGCACGGAGGGCTTCCTCGACCGGGTCGATCCGGTCACGCTCGAGTGCTACGCCGAGGGCAACCTCGCCCGCGACGTCCTCGAATCGATCAAGGCGATGATCTGCGGCGTCGCGATCGAGACCGATTCCGGCTACCTCGACAAGATCGCGGTCACATCGACCCCGGACGACGTCTACTACACCAACACCCTCAACAAGGCCTTCGCCACGTTCGACGTGACATCCCGGCCTGTCAGCTAGCCCCACTCCCGGGGATCCCAACCCAGCTCCACCCTCACGAAAGGGGCCCACTGTGCCTACGCTCGAAGAACTGCGGCAGGAAGCCGACAGCCGGAGTCTCGTCCGGAAGATCCAGATCGCGCTCGGCATGCTCGCACCGATCACCGCCGAGCTCCCCGAGAGCATCTACGGTGCCAACGGGTCGATCATGGACTTCAAGGCCGCCGGCTACAAGCCGGTCGGCCTCGTCACTCCCGATGGCTACTCGTTCACCCGCGAGATCAGCACCTCGGACGTCAACGCCCTCGGCTACACCTCCGCGATCCGCACCGACACCGACACCGTGGTGCGCGGCATCAACTTCACCGCACTCGAGTCCGGCAAGCGCCACCTGCTCGAGCTGAAGTACGGCGTCGCCCTCACCGGCGTCGAGCAGGATCCCGTGACCGGCGAAATCGTCTGGGACGAGCCGGACCTTCCCATCAACGAGGAGTACCGCTTCGTCGTCCTCGGCGCCGACGGGCCTGCCCTGGAGAACTGGATCCAAGGTCGCGGCTTCGGCCGGGTCAAACTCACGTCCTCGGGCGACGAAACCTGGGGCCAGGAAGGCGCCGTACAGCACGAGTTCGGCCTCAACGTCTTCACCGACGACGAGCTCGGATCCCCCGGCCGCCACTACCTCGGCGGCACCGGCGCCCTCAAGCACAAGGCGCTCCTCGGCTTCGGGGCCACCGCGACCCCGTAACCCCCTGAATGCGGTGCGCCCTGCTGCTCCGGGTGTGACAGGGCGCACCGTTCTTCCCCACACCCGGAGTACTCGAAGGAGACAGCAATGCCCACTCTCACCAAGGACGGCCACAGCATCACCACCGCCGTCCCCAGGGAAATCGTCCGCCTGCGCTCGCAGGGATTCCGCGAAGCACCGGCGACGGAGGAAGCGCTCGCCGAGCTCAACGTTGATGACCTCCGGAAGGAGCTCGCGGCCCGGCAGCTGCCCGTCAGCGGGAAGAAGCCGGACCTCGTGACGCGCCTCGCCGGCGCCGAGCAGCCCGGTACGCCCGGAGGGTCGGCCGGAACGGTCACGTCCTAGAACCACCCACCCCCACTCGCATGACCTCACACCCGGAGGATTCCCATGGCTGATAAGCCGAATGTCAACCTGTCCATTGCCGCTCTCGAAGCCGAGATCGGCATCGTCGAGCCGTACGTCATCGCCATGCATGACAGCAAGCGCGTCACCTTCCCCGACGTCGGCGCGATGCCTGCGGAGGAAGCGGAGGACTTCCTCGACGACATCGAGGACGCAGGCCGCAATAGCGAGGTGCTGGAGAAGTGGCTGTCGGCGGAGGACTACGAGACCTTCAGGGAAGCGAAGCTCTCCCTCCGCACGCAGACCCACGTTCTCCGCAAGGTCGGCGCCTACTACGAGTCGACGCTCGGTGACAAGGGGAAAGGGCGCGCCTCGCGTCGCTGATCAACCGATACGGGCCGCAGGTCCGCGCTGACCTCTCCCATGAGTTCGGCGTGGACCTCGCGGTCTTGATCGCGCGCAAGCGGTGGGTAGCCGTCCTCGAGTACGTCGACATGTTGCCCACCGCGTGCCGGCTACACGAGGCAGTAGTGAACGATCCGGATGAGGCTGCGCGGCTGGCGGCCATGCCGCCGTCGACGGAACGCTGGTCCCCCCGGGTCTCCGAGTACGGACTGCCCGCCATCATGGCGCGCGAGCAGATCAACCTGCTGATGACGATCTCGCAGCAGCTGGTCGGCCTGGCTCACGGCAAGCCGAAGCAACCGAAGCTCTTCCCCCAGCCCCGCACGGCAATCGACCGCGCCGTCGAGGCAATGGAACGACAGCACATCGAGCAGATCGCAGGCCTCTTGGGCTTCTCCCCGGAGGACCTCTGACGCCGGAGCTGACAACTGAAGAGAGAACGGGGGTGGCTCGTGCCTGTAGTGAGCCTTGCCGAGGTCCTGGTCACCCCCTCCTTCACCGGGACGCAGCGCGCGATCTCGAAGCACCTCGGACCTGCTGCCGAAAAGGCCGGCCGTAGGGCCGGTTCGGCCATGGGCGCGAGCATGGCCCAGGGTCTTGCCGCAGAGACGTCCGGGCTCGAGGCGGAGGTCTCACGCCTGGGCAAGGCTGTCGCCAGCTCCCAGGACAAAGTCACCGCGTCGCGCACCCGGTCCGAGGCCGCGCTCGCCGCCGAGGAACGCGCTCTCGGCGCCGTCCGCGTGGCGGAACTGAAGCTCACCGAGATCCGTGAGAACGCCCGCGCGAAGGCCTCCCAGATCGCCGCGGCCGAGGAAGCGCTGTCCGCTGCGCGCTCGCGGGCCGCGGCGTCCACACGCTCGCGGGAGACGGCGGAGCAGAGCCTGTCCCGGGCCACCAAGGATCTCGGCACGAACCAGCACCTCGCGTCCGCGGAGGCCTCCAACACGGAGCGCAGCTTCGGGCGGCTCGGCAACATCCTCAACCGCTCCTTCCGGGGCCGCCCCATGGCCGAGATCGCACGGGGCATCCGCGAGGACAGCGCTCAGATCGACTTCGACCTGCACAACATGGCGCAGCGCGTCAGCCGTGAGGGCACTCGCGGCGGCCGTGCGTTCACTCAGGCCTTCGTGGGGGTCGTCGGCGGGCTCTCGGCCGTCACGCCCGCTGCGGGGGCTGCAGGCGCCGCCCTGCTAGGCGCGACGGGCAGTGTCGTCACGCTCGCCTCCTCCATGAAGGACCTCGTCGGCGTGGCCGCGCTGGCCCCGGCCGCGCTGATCACGGTCGGCGCTGGCGTCGGTGTGATGAAGGCTGCTCTCTTCGGGGTGGGCGATGCGCTGAAGGCTGCCACGGAGCAGTCCTCGAACATGGCGGGCAGCTCGGCTCTCGACGCGATGGCACTCACCGACGCGTCGCGGCAGATCACCCGCGCCCAGCAGGGCGCGGCAGAGGCTCGCACACAGGCCGCGCGCCGGGTGTCCGACGCTGAGAAGCGAGAGGCCGAGGTCCAGGCCGAATCGTCCCGCAGGGTCGAGGACGCCAAGCGGAACCTCGCGGACGTCGCCGAGCAGACAGCGCAGCAGCAGGCCGCCGCGGTGCGCCGGGTTTCCGAGGCGGAGCTCGACGTCGAGCGGGCGAACCGCCGGGTCACCGACTCGCAGAACGCCCTCAACGACGCGCGCGCCGAAGCAGTGCAGCGCGTCCGCGACCTCAGCCGCTCCCTGGAGAGTGCGGGCCTGTCCGAGCGTGCAGCAGCGATCCGCCTCGAGGAGGCAAAGGCCGCGTTCGAGGAGGGCGCCACCGCAGGCGATACCCCGAACCTCGAGTACCGCAAGCTCAAGCTCGACCTCGACCAGGCCGCCTTCGGTCTGGAGGAAGCGAAGTCCCGCACCGAGGAGCTGCGCGCTGAGCAGGCCGCCGCGTCGAAAGCCGGCGTCGACGGCAACGCCCAGGTCATCACCGCGGAGCGAGCCGTCGCGGACGCAGTCGAAGCCCGCGAGGGTGCACTGCGGTCGCAGCAGGAAGCCACCCAGAACGCCGTCTCGGTCGAACGCCAGGGCCTGGAGGAGATCGCCGAGGCGCGAGCCGCCGTCACCGAGGCGTCGATCGAGGCAGACGCGGCGCGGGCCGACGCGGCGCTCGCCGTGTCCGACGCCATTGCCAGTGCCACGAAGGTGGAGAGCGATTCGGTGGAGTCGGTCGCCGACGCGTACCGGAACCTCGAGCGGCTGCAGCTTCAGCAGGCGGACGCCGCGGCGAAGGCCGGCCAGAAGGCCGCCGACGCCATGGGAAAGCTGACGCCGAACGCGCAGCTCGCCGTCGGCGCGCTGCTCGGCGTGTACGAGCAGCTCGGCAACATCAGGCGCATCGCGCAGGAGAGCTTCTTCGAGGGCTTCACCGGCCCGCTGCAGGGACTCGCGGACACCGTCCTGCCCCAGCTGGCCACCGGGGTGGAGGCGATCGCCAGCGCTTTCGGCGGCGGCGCTCAGCAGCTCATGACCTCACTCACGACGGCGCTCGGCGGCGGAGTACTCGAGGGCCTCCTCACCGGTGTCGCGGACACCATCTCCATCCTGAACGGGGCGATCGACCCGATCGTGCAGGCCTTCGTCACCCTCGGCGTCGTTGGCATGGATTACATGCCGCAGCTCGCCACCGCGATCCGCGACATGGCCGACCAGTTCAACACCTTCATCCAGGGTGCCGCGGCGGACGGCTCGCTGCGCGGCTGGATCGACGCCGGCATCCAGGGCTTCAAGGACGTCGCGTCGATCATCGGCTCCGTGTCCGGCATCTTCACGGCGCTCGCCGACGCGGCCCGCGCGGGCGGCATCGACACGACGCTCGGCAGCATCGCCGCCGGGTTGAACGACATCGAAACCGCCATGCAGGGCGAAGCCTTCCAGACCACCATGGCGACGATCTTCTCCGGCGCGGCCGCCGGCGCGAAGGGACTGTCCGACGCGCTCGGTCCGATCGGTGAGGCGTTCCGCACCGGCGCGCCGGCGCTGGTGGAGTTCCTGCGCCTGGGCGGCGAGATCGCGGGGACCTTCGTCGGCGGCGTGTTCACGGCTCTGTCCGACCCCGGCTTCGGCGCGGGGCTGGTCACGTTCCTCGAGGCCGTGCAGCGCGGCGTCGGAGATCTCGTGCCGTTGCTGCCGGGACTTACCTCGGCGTTCGGGGACGTGCTGGCGGCGATGGGTCCGCTGGTGGAGCAACTGGGGCCGAGCCTGGTCGAGGTCTTCACGTTCTTCGGCGAGAGCATCGCGGGGGTCCTGACGTTCCTGACTCCGTTCCTGTCCGCGATCGCTGGCAGCCCGCTGGTCCTCGGCCTGCTCATCGGAGCGTTCGCGGCCACCGCAGCGGCGTCAGCCCTCCTGACCGCAGCAGGCAACGTACAGGTCATCGTGATGAAGACGTGGGCAGCCATCACCGCCGGCGTCTCGTTCGCGCAGGGCATCCTCGCCGCGGCCACGGGTGCCGGCACGGCCGCGATTGCCGGCAACACGGTAGCGATGGTCGGCTACAGGATCGCAGCGGTTGCGGGTGCGGCGGCGATGGGAATCGTGACCGCCGCGACGGCGGCGTTCAATGCCGTTCTCGCGGGTAACCCGATTGCACTGGTGGTTTTGGCGATCACCGCGCTGGTTGCCGGTCTCGTGTGGTTCTTCACGCAGACCGAGACCGGCCGGGCTATCGTGCAGGCGGCGTGGGCTGGGATCCAGGCTGCCGTCGCTGGGGTCGTGTCCTGGTTCCAGACCTACGTGCAGCCGGTCCTCGATCAGGTCCTCAGCTTCCTCGGTGCCGCGTTCTCGTGGCTGTACGAGAACATCATCAAGCCCGTGTTCGCCGGCATCCAGCTGTACATCGGTGCTTGGTGGGCGGTGGTCAGCGCGATCTTCGGCGCTGTCGTCGGGTTCGTGAGGGACGTCTTGATCCCCGGCTTCCAGTACTTCAGCACGGTGGTCGGCTTCGTGTTCGACGTCATTGGTCAGCTGATCGGCGCCGCGTGGCGGTTGATCATCCAGCCGATCTTCGACGCAGTCGTGGGGTTCCTGAGGGCGAAGCTCGGTCCGGTCTTCGAGTGGCTGCGTGACGTGATCGGCCCTGTGTGGGACGTGATCAGCTCGAAGATCTCAGACGTCTGGAACAACAAGGTCAGCCCTGTCTTCGACGCGATCAAGACAGCGGTGGGCCTAATACCTGCAGCGTTCGAGGCAGCAAAGAACGGTATCGCTACCGCTTGGGAAGCCATCCAGGAAGCTGTCCGCGCGCCGATCCGATTTGTGATCGACAAGGTCATCAACGAGGGCCTGATCAAGACGTTCAACGAGATCCCGGGCGTTGACATCAAGCCCCTGGCTCTGCCTCCCGGCTTCAACGAGGCGGCGGCGACCGCGGCCGTTCCTCCGGGCCAGCGTGGCCCGACCCGGTTCTTCGCGAAGGGAGGCTATGCCGCTCCTGGCTGGGCGGTCGTGGGTGAGGAAGGCCCCGAGCTGGTCAACTTCACCAACCCCGGCCGCGTCTACACAGCGAAGCAGTCCGCTGCGGTATTCGAGGAAGCGAAAGGAGCAGCGCACGCTGCCGGGCGCAGCATGCACGGTGCTGCAGCTTCTGCCGGGGAGGGCAACCTCGGCGGGTTCTTCGAGGGCAATGCGGCCGCCATCCGGCGTCACGGTGCGTATTACCTCGACGTCGCCGGCGGTATGGGTGGCTGGAACTTCCCGGGAGCGGCGAAGCTCTGGGACGGCGCAGCAGGTGTGAAGGTCGCCGTCGGGTCCGGGCAGTTGCAGGGCCGCGTGCGGCCGCTCGAGCGCGGAAACGGGATCCTCGGGTACACGACGGGGAACAACATCGACATGTCGCCGTCGTGGATGGCGCGCCTTGGCCCGCAGCAGCGGCTCACGGTCGCAGCACACGAGATCGGGCATGCGCTCGGGCTCCCGCACAACAGCCTGTCCTCGATCATGCAGCCGAACCTGGGCGATATGGCCGCGACGCCTACGGGCGTCGACATCCGAAACCTGCAGCGACTCTTCCCGGGCGGAAGCGGAAAGGCAGGAGAGGGTGTGGCAGCAGCCAATCCGTTCGACGGGCTCATCGACTCGTTGATCGGCGAGATCAAGAAGGCGTTCCCGGACCAGGGGATGTTCGTCGACGTTGCCGGCGGGCTCGCGAAGAACGGCATCGGGCAGGTCGTGCAGTGGGTGACCGACATCAAGGAGGGGCTGAAGAACATTGCGGGCGACGTCGTCGACAGCATCCGCGGCTTCTTCGGAGGCGGAGCTGCCACCGCTGGCGAGTTGTACCGGGACGACGGCGGCTGGCTCCCACCCGGCGTCCACCGGGTCCGCAACGACACCGGCCAGAACGAGGCCATCCTCAATCCTCAGCAGTGGCGCGACATCAGCCAGGTCGCGCTCGCCGGGGGCGGCGGGACGACTCATCAGTGGCACATCAGTGCGGAGCCGGGTCTGGCTCACAGGTACGCGCAGGACATCGCGCGTCAGGGTGAGCAGCGGTCGAGGGACATGGCTGCTGCTTACGGCAACCGCAGATAGGAAGGATGCCGCATGCCACAGTTGATGCTGGCTCTGTACGCACCCGCGCCGGCGAAGCCCCCGCGGGCGCTTCCCGCCAACGGCATGAGGCTCAGGTGGGAGGACCCGAACGGTCTGGTGTGGGATCTGACGGACCGTCGAAGCGGCGTGCTGCTGCTCGCCGGCACGCGCGGCCTCGACCGCCCGAGCGGGCAGCGGTTCCGTGACAGCCCGGCGTCGATGAACGGCTCACAGCATCGTGGGACGAGGTGGGACGAGCGGGAGGTGTTTTGGCCGATCAACACC